TATTATGCCGCACAGACCAGAAGCTTATTATCATTTGAGTAGATTTTACGAACACAAACAGGATGATGGCCATTGGAATGATACCTATATGATAGCCAGTATTGGTGAAAGCATGGCAAATAATATACATGACGGATTAAGAACTGATGTTAGTTATTTAGGTAAAGATCATTTACGTTTTCAAAGAGCATTAAGTGGATGGCATTGTGGTTTATGTGATGAGAGCAGAGTTATTTTTAAAGAACTTATGAGTAGTAGCCAATTACCTGAAGATTTTAAGAAAATAGTTTATAATAATTTAAAATTTATGAGTTCATATGTAGAAATACCATTTGATACATATGACAAATCAAAACATTCCAAGTTAAGATATAAGTTTCTAGGTTCTGAAAATATTGAAAAAAATTATAGTGAAGCATATCAAGATATGTTTGTTCTCAGTATGCTCAAGGGCAAGCGGAATGGAACATTTATAGAAGTAGGGGCAGGTAGACCATTCTATGGAAACAATACTGCTCTATTAGAAAAACAGTTTAGTTGGAGGGGGATCAGTATTGATTTGGATGAGCGTCAAGTTAGTACAGAACGCAAAACTCCATTCTTGATTAAAAATGCATTGGAAATTGATTATTCTAAAATTATTAGAGAGTTAGATTTAGGCCCAGCAGTGGATTATCTACAATTAGATTGCGATCCACCAGAAATAACATTTGAAATATTAAAACGTATACCTTTTGATGATTATAAGTTTAAAGTTATTACATATGAACATGATTATTATAATACCGATAAAAAGGAATTACGTGAACAAAGCAGAGAATATATACAATCAAAAGGATATACACTAGTAGTTAATGATATTGCTCCAGACGAATGGAGAACTTATGAAGATTGGTATGTACATCCAGATTACATAGATAAAGACGTATTATTAGTAATGAAAGATCGTCGTGAAGTAGTCAAGAAAGGCCAAGATTACATTTTAGCAGGATAATATTTTATGATTCCAGTAATAGGCACATGCGTAGTTTTTACAACACATTGGGTAGAACGATTGTTAGCTAGTGTGGATTTTCCTGTAGATAACTTTTTTATTGTTAATAATAATGGTAAAGGGGAAATCACAGAAAATTTAGAAGCGTTAGCCAAAGTAAAAAGGCGTTATATTAATAGGGTACATGTAGTTCATATGCCGTGTAACTTAGGAGTTCCTGCTAGTTGGAACTTGATTATAAAATGCTATATGATGGCTCCATACTGGCTTATTGTAAATGACGATGTATCATTTGGCACTGGATTACTTAAAGAAATATATGATACAGTACAGGAAGACCCAGAAATAGGTATCATACATGGACACGCGGGTGACTTTAATGTAGGTAGTTGGGATTTATTTTGTTTAAAAGATCATACAGTGGCTAGGTTTGGATTATTTGATGAAAATATGTACCCAGCATATAGTGAAGATGACGATTATATTATGCGTATGATGCATGCCGGTGTCAAAAAGAAGTTAGGATTAAATGCTACCTATTATCATGGTGCAGGTGACAAAACACAATATCATTTTCATGGCGGAAATACACGTAGGCATGATCCTGAAATTATGCAGAAATTAGATGCTGCTCGTGACTTAAATATAGAATATCTTAATTCAAAATGGGATAAACATTGGCGTACTTGTTGGCCTACTTTTGAACCATGGCAAGGACAGGCACATCATCTCAGCGAACAGAGATATGATTTAGAGTTCCTGAGGAAAAAATATATAGGTTTTTAAAAATATCCCATTATTTGGAATATTGTTTGTAGTTTAGTTCTTATAGCACGATTACCAAAACTGCTGCGTAGTCCTTGATGCAGTGGTTTAGGTGCGGAATCAACTGTGGTCCAACTGTAGCCTGAATGTTCTGCACTTAATTTTGGTAAAAATTCGTCCTCAACTACGCATAAAAAAGTATGAAAGTTAAATACCTTATCGTTACTTACAAAAGTTTCCAGAGGAATGGTTTTTAATATCTTAGGCATAAAACCAAGTTCTTCTTCTATTTCTCTATTTAGACTTCGCCAAGCATTTTCTCCTGCATCGGCAGTACCGCCGACTAGGCTCCAAGTACCCTTATGTCTGCCATCGGCTTTTTCTAATAATAGTATACGCTCTGTATTTTTAGAATAAAATAATGCCCCACTACAAACAATACTATCTTTCATAATACTAAACGCCAGCTTCCTTTTCTATATTCACCCTCAAAACTTTTAACCCAACTTATACCGTCCCATTTGTATTGAACATTAGTAAGTGTGTTTGTAAGGTATTTTATAGTGTTTCTATTTCTACCACTATCAAATATTATTATCCATTTTGCACCATCCCACTCTATTATATCATTAGTATTAGCTATGGGATCTGATCCATCTATATTTTTCCAAGCATCTGGACCATCTTGATTAATTTTAAGTATATATGTAATAATATCATCGATTAACGCATCTTGGACTAATCTTATTACAAGTTTTCCTTCAATATTAAGATCATCAAAAATCACTGCAAACTCACTAACACAAACATTAATATCTAATACACGATCATAGTCAATAGTTGTATCTATTCTATTACTGATATTTTCAGCTATGAGTGTTTCACGTAATCCCCCGCCTATATCGTTTACCAATAAATATCTAATACCTACAGTAGGACTTGGTAATCCACTGCCCGGACCTTTAGTTGTAGGATCAATGATAGCATCAAATGTGCCATGACTACTGGTTCTATATCCGCTGGGTATATCTGTATTATTAGGATATGTATCTGGGTCCCAGTTTATATTTAATATCGTACTGTCTAATGGATTAATGGCTATAGTTCCTACAACGTCATATCCACTTGGTTGAATAAGAAATATTTTACTTTCACCAGCTGTATATGCATTAGGATATTTGTCAGTTATTTCATACCAACTTACACTGTCATTCATATTCAGCCCTGTTTCTCTTATTTGGAAATTTAAATGTCCGCGTTCTGTAGGACTGAAAATTTTAGCCTGCCCATCGTATACAACGAGATGATAATTGGTTACTTCTACAGTGACAGGAGAAGGTATGGAATCAAATAAAGGTCTAGTGCCTTCATTAGGATCAATAGCAAAGCCTTCTAAATAGCCTTCAGCAGGTGCACCTATGTCTGTAAACATACCCATAATAATACTGCTTACCACTCCTAATTTTTTCACTTTACTCGGTGGACTAATCCATATAGGCATACTAAAAGTAAGTGTGGCAATATCTATTTGACTTTCTACTCCAACTGGTATTTGTCTACTACTAAAAGTTACGTTATCTAAGTATACTACACTTAGACCTGTCCAATCTATATAGTTGTCTGTAGTTTGAATTTCTAAACTTGGATTGAATAGCATTAATATTTGTTCTAATATTTGTAGTTTTTGTTCAGTATTACTGGCCCATATATCTGCTTTTACTGTAAGTTTATAGGGACTTGGCATTAGTCTTTCCACAGTATAGTTAGTACCTTCTTGACTAGTATATTCACCATTTTCTATAGCACGTTCTCTTATATGTAGCTTGCCTACAAATGTATGATCAGCCAGTCTGTCTTTTTCCATTTCTAGTTCGCTGATATAAACTGCTATACGTGGAGCTCCGTTAATTTTATTTTCACTATTTTGTTTTATAAGATTAGCAACTTGACGATCTATATCGCCATACATTACAGGAACTTGTACTAATCTGCCATCTCCAAATTTCACAACAAAATTACTGAGAAGTCTAATAGTTTGTATTAGATATCTTCTTATCTGACCGTCGTAGAAGAACTGAATAATATTCTTACGGTGTTAAACCGTAGCCTCCATCAAACTCTTTTCTTGTCTATAAATATTCATGTTTTACTTTATAAATCTGCCCTAGGTCTTAGAGCCTTACTTAATGATTGGCGTTCTGGAACGTCTACACCTGCTATACGATTAACATTGACATTGTTAATGAACCCAGTCTTTTGTGTAGTTCTAACTACACGCCAAAATTCTGGATAATCTATAGGATTTTTACCTGTAGCTGGTACTATGCAAATATATTGAGTAGTTCCATAACTTATTAGATCATTTAATGTATATGCTATTGTGTCTTCATATACACCTTTTGGTGTAGCAAAATTAGCACTAGTATTTGTAAGTGTATGTCTTATGGCATCTTCCATCTTGACCCATCTGATTCCATCAAATCTAAATAATCTATTTGGTAAAAAATCAGTGCGTAGAAAATAATCATTTAAATAAGGATTAGTAGGAAAAAGAATACCATGACCAAACTCGTATCCATTGGGTGGGAAACCATCTCCTAATAAGTAGCCAGCATAGCCTGTTCGTATAGCACGACCATGTGTGCGACTTGTATCTAATCCTTCTAAACTAGCATCTATAATAGTTTGATCAGCAGTTTCAAGTATCACTTCCCCTGTTCTATCTACAGCTAGAGTATAAAACTGTCTTGTTTCAAACCCATTTTGATTAGCATCAACTTCTGCTTGATTAATTATACTTTGATTTATTTCTAATTCTTTACCTTG